CCGTGGGCTGCCGAGAAGCACAACGTCTTACCCTCCGAGCCGACACCCGTCGTCGCCCCCGCAAACAACGTTGGCGCGCCGCCCAGGGCCGACTGAAACAGAGGGCCATAAGCCGGTTCCTTCGTCTGATCGCTCCAGCCGGTCATGTACGTGCGCAGTTGGAACGTCGTTTCTTGCCGTGTGTGTGCCGGAAGGCCGAAGAAGGTCCGGCTACCGGTCTTGTCCTGACGTTCGACACGGTCCGGCTCTTGTTTAATTGACATTTTCACAGCCGGGAATCGGTTCGTGGCGTCGATCGCCGGCACCGTGCCATAACTCTGCTCTACCGCTGTATAGAAGCGGTTATTGGTGGATGCAATGTAACACGACATAGGTGCTTTCCAGAATCTGCCAGTTAGTAAATGCTCACTTCCACGTCAAATATCACCTTCGCGGTTTGAATGAAATTCTTCCCGCCTTGTTTCGTTGCACCGAAAGACACCTCGTATCCCCCGGCATAAAACATCCCTTGACCCCAGTCGCCACGGTGCGCGTCAAGCACCTCCGTAACCGCCTCCACGTAGAGCGACAAGTCCCGCTCCAGTGGTTCCAAACGGTCCCGCGATACCCTGACATCCACGGCCATCTTCACAGTGCCCGAGAATGTGCGAAATTTCTCTCGCAGCTTGTTCGTGATCTTCTCGCAATAAACCTGTACCGCCGGGTAGATCACCCCAATCGTCTTTTCCGCCACATCCGCGGGGATATTCCGAGCCGTAACCTGTTGTGGCCCAATTGCTCGCAATGAGACTGCTTCGCGCTCGGCAATCGCTGGCACCGTGTAGGCCAGGCCTGTCGCATCCTGCAACATGCTGAGGACTCTCTTTGTGCACGCGCTTAATACCTGTGCCACGTTCTTATCCTCGCGGCAGCACACGCTGGAGCGTTACGAAATACTCCGGCGGCTGCCCATCCCCTGGTTGCGTTCCATCTGCCAGCCCGGCCGATGGCATGACCCAGGACGCCCCGATTGCGAACGGCTGGCTGTTTTGCTTCTTGAGCGAGTCCAGCTTCGCGCCGACGTATACATTCCAGCCCGTCGCATTCGCGGGTGGGTCCTGCGCCGTTACTGAAAGCGTTGAGCCCGATGCGACGTTCAGATAGACCGGATCTCCCGGTGCACCCTCTGCTCCGGCCTGTCCAGCCCACGCAACCTTCACCCAGTACGTACCAGTCGGCGCTGTACCCGAGATTGCCGTCAATTGCGGAGCCGCCGCCTTTCCGAGCGGGTTGCTCACCATTCCAATCCCGGTCTCGAAGGACTTGCGCGAAGCCCAGTTCGCGAGTCCCTCGTATTCCTTCCACTTGCTCATGTACCGGTCATTACGTTGCGTGCTGTACGCATCTCGATACGCCAGAGCGAGAGTATGGAATGTGTGCCACTGCCGCACCGCGGGCGTAACGACTACCTTCGCCAGCTCGCGTTGACGTGATCCCACGGCGATGAAGTCCGCCGAGGCTCGCCGCAGCAGGAAGTCGGTGAGAATCACTTCCAATTCCCGCTGCGCCAACTGCAGTTTCTTTGATAGATCGATCTGTTCGGTGCTCGCCACTTCGAAGATCCCGTTTTCGTAATCTTTGAGATCTTCGAGTGTCGCCACCGTGCCGTCTGACAGTAACGCCATCGCTCCTCCGGCCGCCTCTTTACGCCTTCGCGTTCTTCTGTACGCTGGCGGACTTAATCGACTCACCATCCGTCACGACCGTGACGTGAAGCCGCTTGGCAACTGCCCGTTGTTCCGCCGCCTTCTGTGCCTGCGCAACCCTCTCGCGGTACCCGGCCACTTCCTCGGGGCTCGCCAACTCCGCTTTTCCTTCGGCGATCATCTGGGCTCCGAGCCTTCTCGATACTTCAGTCAACACACCGGCGTGCCCGCCATCCGGCGTCTCTTTGCTTTTGACAATTACGAACGGGTCCGTGATTTCCGCCTCGATTTTTCGCAACTTCTGATAGAAGCCTTTAACGTCCATGAACTCGCCTCTCCACAAAAAAGCAAGGGGCACGCACTTGGCGCACCCCTTGTCCTGGCCTACATTTTGGCCCGCGCTTGCGGACCCCGTGTTGTCGCCGCTATGACAGGACTTGAATACCGAACCCGTTCCGCAGCACGCCGACGCCGTACAGCACATCGACTGTGAACTGCTGAGCGAGAGTGTTCGGCTGATAACTCATCACGACCCGCATGCCGAAGTTGCCCAGCTCGGCGTACTCGGCGATGGCGCCGGTGCCCGGCAGAGGCTGCGGCAGACGGCGCATGACCAAACCGATGGCGCTTCGGGCGAATGCCAGGTTGTACGTCGTTACTGGGGCGCTCCCGGCCTTCTGGATGAATTGCGACCGGAGGACATAGAAGTCCTTCATCTTCCCGACGGCGCCGTCGATCAAGGCCCGCAAGCCGGCATCACCGGCCGTGTGAAACTCGCTGAAACGATCGATCTGCCGTAGTTGCGAGTAGGCGTTCGAATCGACGACGAGGTACTTCGGCTCGCTCGCCGGAACTTTCGCTTCGAACAGCGCGGTCTCGGCGCTGTCGACGACCGCTTCCGTAATCGCCTGTCCGGCGGTGCCCACTGCCGTGTTCGCCGTGAAGCTTGCGTAAGTGCTGAGAAGGTCCGTTTCGATCTTCTCTGCAAGAGCCACGACTGCCGGCTGCATGTAAAGCCTGAGCAGGTCCGGAACAGCGAGGACCTTGGTCACGTCGGGAATCTGGAACGTCGCTTCGGCGTGCGTATTCAGCACGATCTGCGCGTTACCGATATTCGGGTTCTGCGTCTGGACGGTTCCGCCCTCCGCGAGGTTGTTGGCCGTCAGGACCGGAGGAATCGGCACGTTCACCGTGTCTCCCGCCTGGCCCAGCATCGGCTCGAAATCGCGATTGACTAGGTTCCCCATCACGAGGTTACCCATCAGGGCGGGCAGAGCATCTACCGCCACTAACTTGACAATCGCATTGGCCACATTAGCTGATGTGACTGCTGGCATTGACTATCTCCTATTGATTGTTGATTCCGCCTCTGAGGGCGTTCATTTGACATTGCGGCACGTGCCGCCTTCCTAAATGCCGTTGAGTGATTGCGCTGCGATCCGCGCAACTTCCCGCCGGGCCTTCTCAAGCTCTTCTGCGCTCATTCCCGGTTTGATCTTGTCGAGATCGAACACTGGGCCGTTCGCCCCGCTCGTCCGCGACGCCGTCACGCCGGAGCCGCCCAGGTTTCGTGCGGGGAGAAACTCGGGGTTGTCGTTCACAAACTGCGTGAGATATTCCCGGAGTCTCTGAGAGCCGTCTTCGGAGGCCACGACCAGTCCTCCATCTTCGGCGCGGCGCACGTCATCTTTGACTGCGCGGAAGGCGAGATCCACTTTGACCACGCCCAGCCGCTGTAACTCGGATCGGATCGTCGCATTTTTATCCGTTTCTTCCGCCAACTGCCGGCTTCGCGTGTTCTCGCTGATCAACTCATTCACGCGCCGCTCGAGCGCTTCCCGCCTCTGACGTTCATCGAGCAACTCCGCCTTGTAAGCAGGTTCGGCTCGTTCGGCTTCTTTCCGCGCGAATTCCTCGATGGCGTCCCGAATCAGTGAGCGGACCTCAATTCCGCTCCCTTCCGGCGTGACCGGTCCTTCGTTTCGTATTTCGTCCATGGTCTTCTCCCTAGTTCAAAGGCTGCTCACACCATGCCTCGATCTCCCTGACGATTTGATCCTTGACCTCCTGATTCACGTCGCACAGGTATTTCAGGCTGAGCTTCTTCAACACTTGTTTCCGGAGCGTTTTCGAGCCGACTCCCAGACTGAGTAACTTCGTTGCGTCCTCCAACTCGTCACTGAAGTCGCCTATGTCGAACTCATCCAGCCCCGAGATATCGACGGTCATCCCGTCTTCCCGCGCTGCCTCAACAGCGCAGAGCACTCGTTTTACGAGGTCTTTTACTGTGTCCCCGTATCCACGCAGCACCTCCTGCGTGATGGTGAAATCGCGTTGTTTACTCAGGCCGGATTGCGCCGTTCCGCCGCTCAACGTACCGCCGGCTTGCGTCAGAAGGTAGCAGACCCGGTAGATCTCGTCCTTCAGGCGTGTCAGATTCTCGGAGGCAATCTGGTACACGTTTCCCTGCGGCTCCGTCCATCCGAACTTGTCGTCAGGTCCGAGTTGGATGTAATAGGACTCGCCCACGATCTGGTTCCATTCGCGGTCGGAGTAAACAACCGGCATCGCGAATAACCCCATCGTGAGCGCCCAGGCGAGAGCGTTCGATTTATTGAAGTGCTCGAGCTGGAGCATGGCCGCTTTGTTCGACAGCCACATCCCCTCGCTCAACTTCAGTTCAAAGATCGGGACTCGGCCCAATCGCGCCAGCGCGTGACGCCCTTCATCCACCAGTTCCGGCTTGCCCAGTTCGTCGCCCCGGTCCGCCTTGCGGTAGATCTGAAAATTTTCCTTGTCGTAATAGACCCATCGCTTCTCGCGGATCCACGTAGCGTCGCCGTCACGGTCCTGCCGCATGTGCGAGGTGCGTATGACGACCCAGTCGAGGTTGCCGTTCGAGTCGTAACTCCAGTTGATAAGTTCCTCAGCCCGGCAATCCACCAGGTACGCCCGCGCCCTGCCGACAGCTTCTTCATCAGCACGGTTCGTAACCGGCGTCGTTGACCTCGGGAAGTCGACCAGCACATACCCTGTACCGGTTACGAGAGCCTCAATCAACACCCGCCGAACGAAGTCCGTCAGGGACGTGCCGCGTAGATCGCAGTCTTCGATGAATCTTCCGAAGAACTCTCTTGCGGCCTCGTTGCTGCCCTGGTAGCTCATGATCGGTTCACGGCGAAACAGCGTGGCCGCAAACCAGTCGATGATCGACCCCAGATAGTTCTCGTAAAACACCCTGCTGAGCCTCTCGCTGTATACGTCGAGCGGCTCCTTCTGGCGCCTTACTAAGTACTCGCAGGCGTGCGCTTTGAATTGCTCGCCGCCGGCATAGAGGTCTCTGTAGGTCCTCCACATCGCCCGTTTTGCCAGATACTCGGGATGTTCTCGATCGATGTTGAACACGGTAGACACTTGCTCCCTTGGGTTGTTCCACGGGCACACCTCGGGCCAATACGGGACTACTCGCCGGGTTCCCTTAGAACAGCCGCCTGCATTGCTCGCCCGCCGGTACTGCCGGCCGGCACTCTTGCCAGATCATGTATCCCAGTGCGTCGGACAGGTGTGTCCGTTGCGGGTCTTTGTCTTTGTCTATGAAGACGCCACCGGGTTTGTAAGACACTTGTTCGAGGTCAAGAATCAGTTCCTTGCACCTCGGATCGATCAACAGCCGCGACTCGCCCCTCGCCGAATGCAGCAGCGCATTCACGAGATTGACACGGTCCCGAACCGCGGGATTTGCCTTCGGGACGCGGAACTGAAACCGGTACCCGGACCGTTGCAGCGCCGAGCGGATCATGGTGTAGTCCGCGGTCCCCGTTGTCTGCTGTTTCTGTCCCGTCGCGTCACCGTACACGTAAAGACCGCGTGTATGGTACGGAAACCGGTCCAGAAAGACTTCCACAAGTTCCGGCGTGCAGGAACGCCGTAGCACGATCTCATCGATGACGTGAACCACGCCGCCATCCACCTGTGCAATCACCGAGGACATCGGATCAACGTTGAAGTCCACAGCCCATCGCAACGGCAGGCCCGGATGTACACTCCCCGGCATGATGTTTCTGTTCCGGTCGAACGTGTGATAAACCTGTCCGTCCTGCACGTTCAGATACTTGCCTAGGGCCTCCTGCTCGAAAAACCGGCCGTCATAACTGTTCTGCAACCGCTCGTAATAATCGGGCACCTTCTCGAGTAAATGCCGGTTCTCGTACGGCCTGGCAAGAACAACTTCGTATCCCTTCACCGGATTCTCGATGAATCGCCTGTAAACCCAGTCGAATCCCTTCGGCGTCCATACCGCGAATCCGCACAACCGCTGCCCCTTCGGATCCCTAAGTCTCCCCTCAAGGCGCAGCCAGGCCTCCTCGGCCGTATACGTCAACTCATCCAGGCCGAACCACGCCAGGTTCGTGCCGCGAAGCCGCTCGTAATCGTCCACGGCACGAAAAATGATCCTCGAACCCGTGTCCTTCATCACCAGCACGTTTTCTGCTTTGTGGTACTCGTGCGGGATGCCGTTCCTTCCCAGGATTTCCAGCATCGTGCTCTGCGTCGCGTCCCGTAACATTGGGTACGTCGGGGCGCCCAGGAGCCCGGCCCGTCCGGCATTCAGATAACTGAGCCGGATGGCCTCTTGGCAGAGTGCCTGGCTTTTTCCGGAACCGACCGGCCCCGAGAAGCCCTTGAACCTGGCGTTGGATTTGTGGAAGCTGGCCTGAGAAGGAAGCGGGGCGTACTTTATGCCCCTGATGCTGGTTCCTTTTCTGCCGGTTCCACCCATGTAACGCGAATCTCCTTCGGTGCTTCGTCTTTGAGTTCTTTCTCGATTTGCAGAAGGCGGATGAAGTCCGCGATCGACATCTTGCAGCCTTCGACTTCGAGCTTCTTTTCAAAGTCCTTTAACATCCGTCCAACCAGACGCGCTCTTTTGCGGGGGCCCGGTGCACTCCTCGCCCCCTTTTCGGGCTTGTCGGTCTTCTGTTGTTTTTTCTCTTCGCTCTCGTTCATTTGGTTAACCGACGTGCTCATCTCCACTTCTCTGCGAGTCCCAGCCGCGAACTGTAATAGGCTCTATCCTCCTCGCCACAGCGCAACGCGCGCGGCCCCTCTCTGCCCAGAGAGTAGCACTCAACCCCCCATTCCCCTGTATTTTTGTGGACCGCATCTCATTGAAAATAAACGATCAAATAATTTACAAAAGTGCGTCACCCTACCGGCGTGACTATGTTTGCGCGCTGCTACTACCAGTAATTCGGACTCATAAGTTTCATTTATGTAAAATCCATCTTGCATTTCATCAGTTTGTACGATAAGCTCAAATACGTGAAGGATTCTGCGGACAGAACGAAGGCAGTGTCGCTCAACGGTAACTCCTTGTCTGTCAGCATTCTGCCTTTACTTCCTGTAGTCGGCATTATTATCGTAATTGGGGTCACCGTATCTGACCCCGCCTGGTAAGCCCTAAGAATAAAGGAGTTAAGGGCCACTGGCGGGGGAGGAATCCAGCCGGTGGCCCTTTTCGTTTGTGAGGACATCCAAATTTCATTTTGAGCCGGACGCCTCGCCTTCGAGGCAACGCCCGGCGTGTAATAGCTCTCGATTAGGAGAATCTCGATCATGTCGACTTTAGTGAGTGGCGCCAGGATCTTGCTGGAGTGCCTGGTTAGGGAGGGCGCCGATTGCGTGTTCGGCTACCCCGGTGGTGTGATGTTGCCACTGTATGACGCCATGTACGACCACCCCATACGGCACGTGCTTGTGCGCCACGAGGAAAACGCAGCATTCGCCGCTGAGGGATATGCGCGTTCCACTGGGCGCGTCGGTGTTTGTGCCGCCACGTCGGGCCCGGGTGCTACAAACCTCGTGACCGGACTGGTGAACGCGATGATGGACTCGATTCCGATTGTTGCGATCACCGGCCAGGTAACCTCGAAGCTGATCGGATCGGATGCCTTCCAGGAAGCGGACACCTTCGGGATCTCCCGTTCCTGCACTAAACACAACTATTTGGTAAAGAACCTCGCGGACCTTCCGCAGGTCGTCCACGAAGCGTTCTACATCGCTTCCACGGGACGTCCCGGCCCCGTCTTGATCGACATTCCGAAGGATATATTCCAGGCGCAGGCACACTATTCCCCGGTTTCCACGATCTATCTGCCGGGCTACAAGGTGTTCACAGAGGGTCACGGCGGCCAGATCCGGCGCGCGGCGCAGATGATGTGGGAGGCGAAACGGCCGTTCATATACGCCGGCGGCGGCGTTGTCGCGTCGGAAGCCTCCGCGGAACTCTGCGAGCTCTCGGAAATCCTCAACGCGCCGGC